ATGGCAAAGCACGATTGGAAAGCATTGCAAGCCGCCTTCCTGGCTGACAATGCAAATACTGGCATCACAGCTCAACAGTGGTGTGAAGAACATGGACTGAACTACCAGTCTGCTCGTCGGTACATCAAGCCACGTTCTGCGCAATCTGCGCAAAAAGAAGTGCGCAAAACTGCGCAGAGTGCGCAAGTAAAGAGAAGTGCGCAGAAGTGCGCAAAAGGCGATACAGCAAAGCGGAAAGAGGATGATGTAGCGGCAGATGCGCACGACGCTGACACCGACGCTCAGCAACCAGAAACGGAGCCGAACGGTCGGGATGGAAAAGGGCGCTTTACCGAAGGCAATCCCGGCAATCCGAATCCGGTCAATCTATTCCAGCACGGTAACCAAATCCCGCGTAAGCACTCTGCGTATTCCCGGTATCTCGATGCTGATGAACTGTTCGATGCTGCCAGAGAATCCGATCTGCGCGATGAACTGATATTCACCCGCGCTCGTGCGCTGTCAGTCACCAAGACGCTGAACAAAATCATGGAGGATTTGCAGAACGCCGAATCGGTCGAGGCGCGCATTGAGCTGTACGACAAATTCATCAAAGCGGAGGCGGGGCTTGATCGGAATATCGCGCGCATCGAGTCGATCGAAAACAGCCTGAGCAAGCTGCAACTGGATGCGGTGAACGTTCCACGTCTGAGTGCAGATACCTATCGTATCAAGGCGGCCACCGCCAAGCTGAAAGCCGAGACTCAGAAACTCACCGCTGAAAATCAGGGTGTGGAAACGCCGCTGTCCAGTGTTGTTGATGAACTTCACGAAGAAACTAAGGACGGGATGTTGTGAGTAATGCGCAGGATATGACAGAAGAGGAACAAATCGCGTTTATCAAGTCTCGTCTCGGCGATCCTTGGTGGCGCTTGAACAATCTGTACAAGATTGAAAACGAGTATGGGGAACTGGTGAAATTCCGCATGCGCCCTGCGCAATACGCGCTGTTTAAGGCGATGCACAACAAAAACATCATATTGAAAGCGCGCCAGTTGGGTTTTTCCACGGCGATCGACATCTACTTGCTCGATCAGGCACTGTTCAGCAAGAACCTGAAATGCGGCATTGTGGCTCAGGATAAACAGGCATCGGGTGAAATCTTTCGTACCAAGATATCTGTTCCTTTCGATAACCTGCCCAAATGGCTGCGTGGCTGTTTCCGGGTAACTGAACGCCGCAGCGGTGCAAACGGGGGCTATATGTTGTTTGCCCACGGCTCCAGCATTCAAGTAGCCACCTCTTTTCGATCGGGTTCTGTCCAGCGTTTACACATTTCCGAGCATGGCAAAATCTGTGCTAAGTACCCAGCTAAAGCCCAGGAACTTCGAACCGGTACGCTCAATGCTATTGCTGACAAGTGCATTGTGTTTATTGAGTCTACTGCCGAGGGCGTTGGTGGCGATTTCCACACCATGAGCACGCGAGCCATGGAAATGAAGCAGGCAGGCCACGAGCTTTCATTGCAGGATTACAAGTTCCATTTCTATGCCTGGTGGCAAGATCCGAAATACTCCGCGCCAGTGCCGAAAGGCGGCCTTCGCCTGAGTAAGTATCATCAGGAATACTTTGCCGCCGTCGAAGCAGCAACACAGGTCACGCTAAGCGACGAGCAAAAGCAGTGGTATATCCGCAAGGAGATCGAGCAGGGCGAGGAGATGAAACAGGAATTCCCTTCCACGCCACAGGAAGCGTTTCTGACCTCGGGCCGCCGCGTGTTCCCTGCCATCAACGTGATGAATGCTGAGTCCGGCTGCCGACCGCCGCGCATTGTTTACGATATGGATCCGGTTACAGGCAAACGCGATAAGGTCCAGGCATTACGCGCAGGTGGTCAAGACGAGCTGCAACGCACGCTACTGAATCACCTGCTGGTGTGGGAGCTGCCAGACGCGGATGAGGATTATGCCATCGGTGCCGACGTGGCTGAAGGTCTGGAAAACGGTGACCGATCTTCGTTTGATGTCGTGAAGAAATCCAATGGAGAGCAGGTGGCGCACTGGTTCGGTCATCTGGATGCAGAATTGTTTGCACAACTGCTGGCACACGTCGGCAAGTGGTACAACACCGCCTACATCGGGCCAGAGCGAAATAACCACGGCCATGCAGTATTGCAGAAGCTGCGCGATATCTACCCGCCCCGCGCTATTTACGCCGAACAGCACCTTGACCGCGACAACGACGACGAGACGCCTAAACTGGGCTGGTTAACGACCAAGCAGAGCAAGCCGATTGTCACCGAAGGACTGAAAACGTTACTGCGTGAAAAGGTCAGCGGCATTCGCTGGATCGGCACCATCAACGAATTGAACACTTACGTCTATGACGCCAAAGGTAGCATGGGCGCCCAAACAGGTTGTTTCGATGACCAGGTGATGAGCTACGCCATTGCACAAGAGATGCGCGCCCGCATGCCGGCCAGACCGAAACTGAAACCTATCGACCGTTCGAAACCCACACACTGGATGTCACATTGATGAATACAGCCGCCATTGAAGCTGTGGCCGAATCTCAGCCGCAGGATAACCGCGATCGTTTTACCCAGCGTCAACTGCTGGATATCTCATCGGATATTGACGCACAGCCAGACTGGCGCACCACGGCGAATAAAGCCTGTGCGTATTACGACGGTGATCAACTGGCGCCGGAACTGGTGGCGAAGCTGCGCGAACGCGGGCAACCGCTCACCATGCATAACCTGATTGCGCCGACCATTGACGGGGTGCTGGGCATGGAAGCCAAGACGCGCACCGATCTGATGGTTATTGCCGACGACCCGGACGAAGAAATGGAGCAGTTGGCCGATGCGGTCAACGCCGAGTTTTCTGACGTGTGCCGCTTGGCGAACATGAACAAGGCGCGCTCTGATGCCTATGCCGAGCAGATCAAGGCCGGGTTGGGTTGGGTAGAGGTGCGGCGCAATAGCGATCTGTTTGGTTCCCGCTACAAAGTCGGGACGGTTCACCGCAATGAAGTGTTTTGGGACTGGCACAGTCGGGAAGCGGATTTGAGTGATTGCCGCTGGTTGATGCGCAAGCGCTGGCTGGATGTGGATGAGGTGAAGGCGACCTTTCCCGGTATGTCTGACATCATCGACTATTCGATTAACGAGTGGCGGGGATTTGTGGATACCGATATTGCCGAGGGCGAAGAGTCGGCCTTGATCAGCGCGTATGAGGAGTACCAGCAATGGAGCCGCAAGGATACCGAGTGGGTGTCTTCAAACCGCAAGCGCGTCTTGCTCCAAGTGATTTACTACCGCACTTACCAGCAATTACCGGTATTAGAATTGCAGAATGGCCGGATGGTGCAGTATGACAAAAACAACATCATGCATGCGGTGGCGGTGGCATCCGGGCGCGTGTCAGTGGTGATGTCGCGTGTGAGCCGGATCCGTGAAGCGTGGTTTGTCGGGCCGCATTTTATTGGGGATCGCCCATGCACGGCGCCGCAAGGCATGTTTCCGCTGGTGCCATTCTGGGGATACCGCAAGGATAAGAACGGTGCTCCCTACGGGCTAGCCTGTCGCGCCATACCGGCGCAAGACGAAGTGAATTTCCGTCGTATCAAACTAACCTGGTTGCTTCAGGCCAAGCGCATCATCAAAGATGCCGATGCGGTCAACATGACAGACCGGCAACTGCTCGAAGAAGCTGAGCGCCCGGATGGCGTCATCACGCTGAACCCCGAGCGTAAAAACAAAACGACTGCCGCTGATGCCGTCAATATTCAGCAGGATTTTCAGGTAGCACAGCAGCAGTTTCAGGTGATGCAGGAGAGTATGCGACTGATTCAGGATGGCATGGGGGTGTATTCCGCGTTTCTGGGTCAAGACTCCAGCGCGTCATCTGGGGTAGCGATCAGCAATCTGGTGGAGCAGGGTGCCACCACGCTGGCGGAAATCAACGATAACTATCAGTTTGCCTGCCAACAGGTTGGGCAATTACTGTTGTCATACTTGCTGGAGGATTTGACCCGCCGTCGTAATTATACGGTGGTGGTGAACCGCGATGACCCGCGCCGCCGGAAATCGGTCACCATCAATCAGGAGTCAGAAGGCGGTATGACCAATGACGTATCACGCCTGCGTGCGCATATCGCATTGGCTCCGATTCAGCAGACGCCAGCTTACAAATCGCAACTTGCGGAACGTATGTCGCAGGTGATCACCGGCTTGCCGCCGCAGGCGCAGGCGATAGTACTTGATATGTGGGTGGAACTGCTGGACGTGCCGCGTAAAACTGAATTCATCGAACGGATCCGCAGCGCGTTGGGTACGCCGAAGGCACCGGATGAAATGACCCCGGAAGAACAGCAAGCCGCGCAGCAGCAGCAACAAGTGCAGGTCCAACAGCAGGAACTGGCGATGAGGGAAATTGCCGGGAAAGTGGCAAAACTCGAAGCCGAGGCGCAGCGTACCGCTGCCGCCGCACAGCGCGAACAGGTGCTTGCCAACAGCCAACGGTTTGATGACGCCAGGACGCAGGCGGAAACCGGTCGTATCCTTCAGGATATGGAGAACACGACGCGGGAGATGGATGCCTTGCGTGGGCAGATGATGCAGGTGATTCAGGGTGAGATTGATGCTATTCCCTAAGTGATGGATAACTCAGCGCGACGATTTAAATAAATTGCTGGGGTAAGGATACATTCCGTACAGTCGCTTGCACTGATAAACCGAATAATACAAAGTTTCTGTGCAACTTTTGATTAGCAGAGATAATGTTGCAACAAGATAGAATAGGAATATCCACTCTTTTAGCGACACTTCAGCGAAATTGATGCTATCCCAGTTTTCAAATATCACGCTGTAGATACTATTGAGTATTCCAGACGTTTTCTTAATGAGATAACCACTCGACACTGCTAAAAGAATTAGTACATATTTTCTTGGCCGTGCCAGGGTAGTGATTACAGCAAATGCCAGTAAAGTTATAGGCAGCAGGCTAAATTTCTTCATGCGTTAATTGCCTCTAATAAAAATTCGCGCTACATTCCCCAAAGATACCGGAGTACGCCTTAAAAAGCTGCTCCGGTTTTTTTATACCCCAAAAATCAGCGCCCGCCATTCGGTGGGCGTTTTTGTTTGTGCGGCTAAGCGTCTTGGTCTTGATAACAGGGCGCTGATTCGCACAGGCAGCGATACGCCTCAATCCCTCGGATCTATCCGACAAATAGACATGCAGGAGTCATAAAAGTGGAGCTCGATTTAACAGGTAATGAAACCCCGGAAGAATTGGAAGCACTGTTGGAAAAAATTGGTGAGGTGACTGTCGATGATAACACCTCATTGGGAAGCCCGTCGGCAGCAGTAACTGATACTACGGGGGCGCAAGCGGTAACAACTCAGACAGCGGCCAGTCAGCAAAATACGGGCGATAACAGTAGTGACACGCCGACGCCGGGCGTGGCTGTAGGGCAACAGAGCACTGTTTCGAGTCAGGCGACTGGCACAGAGCAAACGACAGCAGCCAAAATCCTGCTCAGTAAGGACGGCAAACACGCCATTCCTTATGATGTACTTGAAGCGGAGCGCGCTGAAAAGCGTCGCCTGGCGGAAAGCAATCAGCGCACCGCTGCTGAACTGGCAGAAGCCAAGCGCCAGCTTGAGGTGTTCACGCGCCAGATTAACGCCGCCGGTCTGCAGCCCGCGCAATTACCTGAGAAATCACAGATCACTCAGGAGCAGCTCGACGCCTTACGCGAGAGCTTCCCTGATGTCGCCAACGTCATCGATGTGCTGGCGCAGAAAGTGGAGCATTTGCAGTCGGTACAACCTGCACCGACTGCGGCGCATTCTGCTGAAAGTAATCCTGTGTCGGTGGCACTGGACGCTACGCCAGATTTGAAGGCCTGGCAGAGCGGTGACCCGGATCGCTTCACGTTGGCAATCCACATCGATGAAACGCTGAAGCAAGACCCTGCATGGAAAGACAAGTCATTAACTGAACGCTTCGGCGAAGTCGTGAAGCGTACTCGTGCTGCCTACGGCGAAACTGTTGAGAGTGCACCTCCGCAGCCTGCGCCCGTAGGGCAGCCAGCACAACCGACGGCCGCCGCCGAACTTCAGCAGAAAGCCGCAGACGTGCTGGCAAAGGCAACTGCCGCCGCACAGCTCCCGGCCTCACCGTCAGATATTGGGCAAGCTGCAACGCAATCGGCTTCTTTACTGGATCAAGCCGCTAACGCCAGCCCGGAACAACTGCACGCCATGTTTTCCGGTATGACGGATGCTCAGATTGAGGCGTTACTGGAACAAGCCATCTGACGAATACCGTAATCCTATAACCCGCCATCGTGCGGGTTTTTCATTTTTAGGGAATCAACATGACAACGATCACTTCCTCCCAAGCGAATAAGTTGATGCAAGTTGCGCTGTTTACCGCAGCTAACCGCAATCGCTCGTTCGTCAATATCATGACCGAACAACAGGAGGCACCCAAGGCGGTAACGCCCGATCAAAAAGGCGTTAAGCAAACCAGTTACACCGCACCGGTAGTGCGTATTACCGATCTGCAGAAACAGAAAGGTGATGAAGTGGATATGCAGATCGTCCACAAGCTGTCAAAGCGCCCGACTATGGGCGATAAGAAGCTGGCTGGACGAGGTGAAAACCTGTCGTTCGCCGACTTCTCACTTAAAATCGACCAGGGACGTCATTTGGTGGATGCTGGCGGCAAGATGAGCGAGCAGCGCTGGAAGCACAACCTGAACAAAACCGCGCGTGTTTTGCTCGGGACCTACTTCAACGATTTGCAGGACCAGTGTGCCACCGTACATCTGGCTGGCGCACGTGGTGACTTTATTGCCGATGACACCATTCTTCCGCTTGCAGGGCACCGTGAGTTCAGCGAAATCATGATCAATGACGTGTTGCCGCCGACGTATGACCGTCACTTCTTTGCCGGTGATGCAACCAGCTTTGAAGGGCTGGACGCAGCGGATCTGTTCACGTTGGGTGTAGTCGATAATCTGTCGCTGTTCATCGACGAAATGGCGCACCCGATTCAGCCGATCAAAATGTCGAAAGACGAGATGGCGAACGAAGACCCGTACTATGTGCTGAACGTGACGCCGCGCCAGTGGAATGACTGGTACACCTCAACATCTGGCAAGGACTGGCAGGCCATGCTGTCGCGCGCCATTCAGCGTTCTAAAGGCTTCGATCATCCGCTTTTCAAAGGCGAGTGCGCTATGTGGCGTAACATCCTGGTGCGTAAGTACACCGGGATGCCGATCCGCTTCAATACCGGTTCTCAGGTTGTGGTATCCAACAACGACCCGGCAGCAACGGTTGCGCTGAAAGAAGCAAAAACCACCATCGACCGTGCGCTACTGCTGGGCGGTCAGGCGCTGGCGAATGCCTATGGTTCGGGCGAGGACGGTGGACATTTCGGTTACAACGAAGAGAAAGTGGACCACGGCAACGGCACTGAAGTGTCTATTCGCTGGATCAATGGCCTCAAGAAAATCCAATTCCAGCAGAAAGACGGTCGTATCAACGACCACGGCGTTATCGTGGTTGACTCGGCAATTTCTACCACTCGCTAATCCTATCCAATAAGCAGGTTTCGACCTGCTTATTCTTTTCCGGAGAAAAACACTATGGCAACTATTCAGGCGCCGTCCATGCGCGACGCAGTTTATCAGGGCCCCCAAGGCAACTTGTCGATTGCTGAGGGGCAGATCACGCTGAAAGCCGCTGCAGCTAATGATGTTGTTGAGCTGCTCGATATGCCGATTGGTATGCGTATCTATGGTGTCGATGTGATCAGCGATACACTGGGCGCAAATGTCACCGTAGCCATCAACAGCGGCGAACACACCTTAGTTGCCGCGGCAAGCCATGCGGCGGCAGTGGTGAAGTCGGTGCCCGTCGTCCCCTACAGCACGGCAACCGACGGTGAGAAGATCACCGCAACTATCGCTGGTGCTGCCGCTACCGGCAATTTGACTGTCCTCGTTAAGTACACCGCCGTTGGCTACTGAGCCCCGGTCACCCCATAACCAAACCCGCCAGCACGGCGGGTTTTCTATTAAGGATTGATTTTATGGCAGATACTATTTCGATTGTGTACATCGGCAGCAAAGACAAGAAACGCGACACCATAACAAATAGTCGGCTGGTCTTTCCGCGTCTTGTTCCGGTTGATGTTGAAAGCGCAATTGCTCACCAGTTGTTGGCGTTTCCGACTGTATGGGTGCGTGAGCCGGCAGTCGGCGCGACGCTGAAACAGTATGAAGATGATGAGGCGCTAAAGGCAAAACAGGCGGCTGAAGAATTGGCACGGTTGCAGGCTGAGGCCGAAGCCAATAGCTGGGTTGTCACAATCGGCAGTGATGATATCGATCTGGCCAAGCTCACATCTGCTCAGTTAGCCACGCTGGTGGAAGCGGAAGACCTAGCGGAGCTGAAACAAGGTGCTCAGGAAAAAGCTGATGATTTCCGCGCACGCGTCCGTGAAGCTATTAAAGCGAAGGCTGCAGAGTAATGGCAGCGCTTGACGTTTTTCTCCCGGCTATTCGCAAGCACATTACCGGCCCGCTGGACATCATGATGCGGCAATCAATACGCGAAGCGGCGATCACATTTTGCCGGGAATCACTGTTCTGCCGCGATACAGTGTTGCTGACAGATGTACAGCCAGGTGTTAAGCATGTGCTGAGTGAAAGTCCGCTGGTGAAGTGCGTCAAACGCTTGCGCGTGACCAATCTCAGCGATCCTGAAAATCCCGTGGAGTTGGATGCTGGCACTGATTTTACGGTGATTTCAGCCAATCACCTGGCATTCAACCGCGCATATAGCAGTATTTCTGTGCTATTTGCGGTAGAGCCCCGGCGCGATGCTGATGAAGTGCCAGACGCACTGGCTGATGATTATACTGATGCGATTGCAGCCGGTGCTCTGGAAGATTTGTACCTTATGCCGGGCAAGCCTTGGAGCGATCCCCAGCAGGCTGCTTATTTCCGTGCTACCTTCACCGATGGTTATCGCCGGGCCTACCGCGATGCTCTGGATAATTCCCCTGTTACCGGTTTTCAAAACCCGGTACGCCGACACGAATTCTACTGATGATCACAATCAATGATGTTATTGGCCGGGCTAATGCCCAGCTGGTTGATGCGCACTGGCTACGCTGGTCGAAATCTGAGTTGTTGGATTACTTCAATGATGCGATCAACGCCATCATCATTATCCGTCCCGATGCCGGCGCATCGATAGAGGCGTTTGCCTGCGAGCCGGGAACGCGACAGCAACTACCTGATGGCGCGCTTCGCTTGCTTGAGGTTATTCGTGTTATTGACGGCCGGGCTATCCAGCCTATCGCGCGTGAATCCCTCGATTATCAATTCCCCGACTGGCATACCATGACCGGCCCTGTTGAGCGTTACTGCTATGACGAACAGGTGCCAAAGGTTTTTTACCTTTTCCCCGGCGCGGAGTCGGGTATCTCTTTGGAAATCTGTGTATCAAGGTTACCCGCTGCGGCCAGCATTGATGGACTGAGGCGAACATTTCCCCTGGATGAACTCTATATCAACCCGGTACTGGAGTGGATCTTGTTTCGGGCGTATGGGAAAGACAGTGAAAACGGCAACTACGCCATGCTGTCGTCACAGCACTACCAGACGTTTGTTGACCTGCTGGGCGTGAAGTCGCAGACCGATCAAGCGGCAGGCCAGAAAAAACAGGCACAATCTAGCGGAGGCACACAATGAGCGTACTGATCAGCGGCGTACTGATTGACCCGTCCGGAGCAGCTATTGCCGGTGCTGAGATCACGTTTACAGCATTGACGAATGGCAATTCTGTATTGAATGGTTTTTCTGTATCGGCGACGACCGATGAAGACGGTGAATACGCCATTCCACTGGAGTTGTGTGATTACTCCATTTCAATACAGCACGATGGCAATAACGCCATTTACGGCTCTGTGTCTATCAACAAGGATACAACGCCGACGACCATTAACGATCTGCTGGAAAAGGCGAGACAAGAGCAGACCGTTACGCCTCAAATTATTGTCTATTTCCGCGAGATACAGGCAGACGTTACCCAAAAACTGGGGACCATGCAGTCATTAAATTCTGAGGCGAAATCAGCAGCGGATAGCGCGGCCATGTCCAATGAGCAGGCACAGGAACAAGCTCAGAAAGCACAGCAGGCATCAGAACTATCACAGCAGGCAAGTGCATCAGCGCTGATATCTGCCAATGCCGCAGCAGTCTCAAAAGCGGCTGCAGAGACAGCTGCAACCAATGCGCTCAGTTCAGCAAATGCAGCAGGTACTGCCAAAGGGAGTGCTGAGTCTGCAGCCAGCCAGGCGGAGCAATCAAAGCTGGCTGCTGTCAGTGCTGCTGACTCTGCACAAAGCGCCAAGACGGCGGCAGGAGATTCGGCGACACAGGCGGCTAACTCGGCGAATAACGCGAATACATCAGCCTCATCTGCATCAGCCTCATCACAAGCTGCAGCGAATGCAGCAAGTATTGCATCCAGTGCAGTGTCATCCGCTTCAAGCAGTGCATCCGCTGCTCAGCAGTCGGCTGTCAAAGCTGAGGAGGCGGCGAAAACGGTTGATACATCGAGTTTTGCAAAAACCGATGGTACAGGGATTAATGCTGCCAGCTTTCGCAACAATCTGGGACTGGGTAATAGCTCGACGCGCAGCGTAGGCACGGTCACCGGGACTGTAGCCGCCGGTGATGATCCACGGTTGAGCACCATTGATAACAAGACCGGTGGGATAATAACAAGCAACGCCATATTTAAGGGGGCTATACGTGTAGATCAATATGTTGATGCTGGTACCGGGGTTACGTCATCAGGCCCATTTACTACATCAACAACTTCGCGAGCTGTTATAAAGAACCGTGAAGGGATGCAAACGTTCGGCAGTGAAGTCATAAATGATATATGGCTCGCGTTTGGCCATGCGCACATTGATGCCGCTGTGTGGGGCCAATATTATACGAGCCCCGAAGGCGTTACGGGATATCGAATAGTTCACGGCCGCACGGATACTGGATCGAGAACATGGTTTTTTCGTCATGATGGTTCGGCAGTCGGACTCAACTGGATATCAACATCAGATAGTCGCCTAAAAGACAACAAAGAAGGGATCGACAACGCGATATCAAAAATCCTCACACTTACTGGCATGCGGTACGACATCCAAGGAAGCAGGCGCGCAGGGTTGATAGCTCAGGATGTTGAGAGCGTTTTGCCCGAAGCTGTGATCAAAGCGGGCCGCGTGACAAAAGATGATGGTACGGTTGTCGAAAACTCTTTGGCGCTGGACTATAACGCGGTGACCGCTCTGTTAGTCAATGCCGTCAAAGAACAGCAGCAAATGATAACGAGTCTATCAGAGCGTGTATCAGCACTTGAGAACGCCAAATTATCGTGAACCTCTGTTTAATAGCTCCCGTAATTTTTATCGCTTATTACCGTACCTATCTTTATCACCGACCACATACAGGAACTTCATCTTTTTATCGCAACAAGATTGAAGGTTACGCGTACGAAGGCACGATGGATATTCCGAATGAAACCTTCATTTCTGTGTGTGCGTAGATGCAGAAAAAGAAACACCTAAGCCTACCATTTTTCATAGCAATGTTTATTGTGGATTAGCATAGCAGGCTTATATTTGGCTTAATGTATTAGTGGAAAGACTTACAAAGAGTTAACGCTCAGAGTTTAATTCGCAGCGTTCTATTATCATTTTAGACATCAATGCCAATTAGTTGGGAGTATGAAAAGGATATAGAAATTTAAGTTGAAATTTTTAATTTTTTACTTCACATGTCTTGACAAGAACTAAGATCATATAGCTAAAGGAATATTGTTTAGATATAACAATTTGCCCCCAACTTATCCACAAACTGAGCAGGGGTTGTTCACTTGCAGAGTTTGGTATTTATCGCTATCTTGCTGTTTGCCGAATAAAAAACACTACATCTTGTGGTTTGTTTGATAGGCGGCAATAAAAAACCGGAGCCGTCTGACGGTCTCCGGTTACAAGAAGCATGACCGCCATGAGTCGCCAAACTCATAATGATAATTAGCCTCTCCATCTTGTAGACAGCTCGATTGTGTCAGGCTTGGTTGGTCATGTAAACATTCTTAATCGCGAAATTAAGAGGGCATTACATGTCTATTTGTCATAAAAGCCACCGCTACCACCCGTTTTTCAGTAGATTACCTGATGATCAAGGTGGTGAGGGAAGGCATAAGTGTTGTGGATGTGCTTATAATCAAGGCTACCAAGCTGGCTTTACCCGGTCAGATCAAGTATGGGTTAATCTATCGGATCTTCCAGACAGCCAGGCTGGCACAGTACGGCATAAAAGTCCTCAGGCAGCATTTGCCGAAGGATACCGTAATGGCATGCGTGACTCTTACAAGCAGGTGGGTTAACGATACTCGTAAGCCTAGGGTTGCTATCGAGATCCTTACGCGCTAAATTCCACAAAGATGTCAAGCCTCGCCTAAAAAGCGGGGCTTTTTTGTTTCTCCCTCCCAAGGCTTTAGCATGGCAACCATTGATATCACAGCGATGCGGGGTGAAATGCCACGCGTTGTCGAACACCTATTACCTGATGCTAATTCAGCATTAGCGCAAGGCTGCCATTTCAGGCACGGTGTTATCACCCCCATGCTGGATGATGTTGATCAAAAGAAGAGTTTCAGCATCAAGCCAGAAACGATTTTTCATTACCGTGACAATTTTTGGTTTGCCTGGAATAAAGCTGTTGATGTGATACGCAGCCCGGTGGCGAATGATGACTATGGGCGTGTTTATTATACTGACGGCGAATTTCCGAAGGTCACATCCGCGCAGATAGCAACAAGCGGCAATAGCAATTATCCGGCAGCATTTTTCCGTCTTGGCGTTCCGGTCCCAGCCAACCCAATAACGATCGGTACTATTACACCACCTGCAGGTGTAAGCAGTAACGACCCGACAGACGACGAGACTCGCTATTACACCGAAACCTATGTGACGGCGTATGGTGAAGAGGGAGCACCCGGCCCGGCATCGGCTGAATTGACTATCGCTTATTCGGGCAGCTCGGTTGAACTACTGCTACAGCCACCAGGCCAGCAAAACCACAATGTCACCAAACGCCGGATATACCGTTCTGCAACGAGTAGTGAGTCGGCTGATTTTCTGTTGGTGGCTGAGCTGGATATCGCAGTGGCGACGTTCGTAGATACTTTGTCTGATTCTCAACTCAGCGCATCACTGGAGACGTATGGTTACTACATGCCGCCAGACGGCATGATTGGCTTATGTATGATGTCGAACGGCATCGCGGCGGGCTTCATGGGCAACCAGGTGATGTTCAGTGAAGCGTATTTGCCGTACGCCTGGAAAGACGCGAACAAGCAAACGACACAGGACGACATCGTTGCAATCACACCGGTCGGTACTACGCTGATCGTCGGCACGAAAGGGGTGCCCTATATTTTTTCAGGTATTACGCCATCGAATATTACGTCTAACCATTCTCTGATCGCGCTGTCCTGTGTCTCTCGACAAAGCATGGTCACAATGGACGGTTTTGCTTTATATGCCTCACCAAACGGGCTGGTTTCGATCAGTGCGGACGGGGCAGCCGCGATTGCTACCGCCAATATCATAGAGGCGAAACAGTGGCGGCAGCGATTTAACCCGGCATCTATCCGGGCGTGGCGGGTGGAAAATGAGTATTTTGCCCTGTATGACACAGATTCCGGCGTTGCCGGGTTCATCTTCGACCCGGTAAACATGGACATTCGATATGTAACATCATCGTTTGATGCGGCATATAACGATGAGTCAAGTGACACGCTCTACATTGTTAAGGGCCGTCAGCTTTATACGCTCAATGACGGTGCCCCAGTCAATTTCCGCTGGCGCTCCAAGACTTTTCTTGCCTCATCAAATACCTCATTTTCTTGTCTGCGCGTGATGAGCGATGCGCTGCCATCCATCGGTGTGATTCTGTATGCCGATAAAAAAGTGGTGATGCAATTGCCGCCGGGTAGCCTGAGAGACACATTGCTGAAACTGCCGCCAATGCGTGGTAAACGCTGGCAGGTCGAGGTGTACGGCAGCGCGCAGGTTGACCGGATTACGCTGGCAGCATCAATGCAGGAGATGTCGGCGTGAGTACGACAAAATTTAGGGCAGGCAGAGACCAGGCTGCTGTTGCAGAAAATATTGAGACGTTAACGGGGCAGCGCGGCGATGGACGAAATCGAGCGGTAACCTATGGCGATCTGGCTGGGTTGGGGCTGGCCAACTTGCGCCAACTGGGGGGCGGAAAAGTCGCATTATCTCCAGGTAATGGAATTGGCGAATCCAGTTCTGCTGGTAGGGTGCAAAAGCCAACAAAACCAACCAGTTTCAAGGCGACTGGCGGATTTTCGTATGTCCTGCTGGAATGGGATATGCCCAACTATCGCGGGAGGGCGTTAACAGAGATATACCGGTCACCTGACGATAACCTGGCTGATGCGGTGCTGATTGCAAGCTCAGCAGCCGGTGTATATGGCGACCCAGTAGATCCAGGTTGGAAAGGGTATTACTGGATTCGTCACGTTAATTCCGAAGGGGATCCGGGGCCATTCAATGCTCCCGCAGGAACGTATGCAGAAACGAGGCCGGACAATACAGCAGTTATTGAGATGGTTCAGGAGCAACTGAATGGTTCACCGTTAATTGGCGAACTGACGAATAAGGTTGGTGCGCTGGATAATACCTGGAGTGTGAAAGCGAAGGCAGGAGATATTCAGGCAGGCATTGGTCTGGTTGCCGGAAAGGATGCCGACGGAAATCCGATTAGCCAGGTCGCTATTGCGGCAACTCAATTTTTTGTCTTTGACCCAAACCATCCCAACGACGACGGCACCTACTCCTTCCCATTTGTCGTTAATGGCGATGGCAAAGTTGTTATCGATGAACTGGTGGCAAAGGAAGCGGTGATAAAGATTTTGTCCGCACAAACAATTGAGGCTGATAGCGTTAAAGCGGGCATTCAGATTGTGTCTCCATACATCAAAACGGCGCGAATCGAAAGCGGCGGGTTTACTGTAGATCCACTAGGAAACGCCACGTTTGGCGAATTGGTGCGTATCTCTGCAGCAGGAGAATTAAGCATTCGTTCATCTGTAGATGGCCGAGGCCTGAATATATCCAATGATGAGATCAGAGTCATCGATAAGAATGGCGTGGAAAGAATCACGATCAGCAGCCGTGACAGATAATTGGAGGAATATTTGAGCAATGTGCTGTTACAGCTATCCCAGCGAGTAGAACGTGAATCTGGGGATAGGAATTTACTGAACAACATACAGAACGCCTGCCGTAAAAAGCAGGCGTTTTGCTTTGGTACGGATGACACGCGGATCGTTCTTAGACCTCGGAGTTACTACGGTATTCCGTATGTTGTGGTATGGCTTGGGGTTAGCACACGAAAGGACGCGCTCGCGTATTGGTTGCCCCATGTTCAGGAGCTAACTCGTATGGCTGGCGGGCGTTGGGCTGAGTTTTATACAGCCAGAAAGGGGTTTATCCGGGTGGCGAAGCGGCTTGGTTTTGAGCAATTACCTGATGAGTTTGGGTTGATGAAATTCAAGATATCGGTATGAGGTGAAGCATGGGGAAAGGGGGCGGTAGTAGCACTGAGGTTAAAGAAACCTCGCAGCAGATGGCAGCGGCAGAGGTGGCGAACCAGCAATGGAATCTGTATCAGAACGAGTTGAAGCCCTTTGAGAACTTGTTCATGGATAAGGTGGACACGCTGAATGATGGGCAGAAGTACGACAAGATCGCAGGGGATGTCAATCTTGGTTATCAGCAGGAATTCGGGCGTGTTCGGCGGCAAGCGGCCGATGGTTTGACGGCGGCAGGCGTTGACCCAAGTAGTGGGAAATTTCAGTCAGCGCTGAAGGATGTTGCTACTGACCAGGTGGCGGGAACGATTGACGCGACTAACCGGGCACAAACCGATCAGCAAAATAAGTATGTCGCTGGGTTGCAGGATGTTCAGGCGATGGGGGCGGGGCAGAAAGCGGAGGCGTTACAAGGGTATCAGGGGATAGCCGCGGCATCACAGAAAAAAGCAGTATCGGATGCGGAATCCTCGCTATCGAAACAACAATCCACGAAAGGACTCATTGGTGCGGTAGGGGGAGCGGTCGCCAGCTATGGGCTGTCAAATATCAACAGACCAGCATCTACTGCATTTGCGCAGAGTAGCGGGTCCAACGGTGTGTTTGGCTCTGGCAACAGTGGATCTTTGGGGTTATCGACTAACTGGCGAAATTACACGTGAGGTGAGCGATGGGCGTAGCGTCAGACACATTTGCGGATATTACGCGCAAACAATACGACGACTGGATGCAACGTTATTACCCCAAGTTGCAGGGGCTGATGGAGCTATCAACCAGTGGACAGTTGATGAATAACCAGTTAGCACGAGCAGATGCAACACAACAGCAGGCGCTAAACACGGCAACGGTCGGCGCGGCCAACCAGCAGGCACGCTATGGAGCAACCCAGCAGAACAATGGTGCAGATAATAGCCTGGGGCTAAAAGCGGCGTTGGCAACGGCTGGCGCAAAGAATGGTATTCGAGATGCAGAAACCGATCGGCAGATGAGCATTTTAACCGGCGGCTCTACAGGGCTTCGCGAACTTCTCAAAATCGGGAGTGAAACATAATGGGGTATGGACTGATAGATATTGCGGCTCAGACACGTCAGCAAGGGATGCAAGGGATGCAACAGTCCGCTGAACAGGAACAGCAGCGTGAAGCGGCGAACGAACAGTTGAAAGCTCAGCAAAAGGCAGCAGCAAATCAGACGAAAGGTGCGATGGCTGGAATGGGGGCGGCAGGCGGCGCTGCCTTGGGTGCCACATACGGATCGTGGGGTGGCCCGATCGGGATGGGGATTGGTGCCGCAGTAGGTCTGATTGCTGGTTCATTGTTTTCGTAATTGATTGGGGGATGTATGGCGGACGTACGCGGGTTGGCAGATGGTTTTCTGTCCGGATTTAATACAGCGGAAAATGCGCTTCAGCGTCGTGAAGACTCAGAATTGCGGCGTCTGCAAATGCAGCAACAACAGCAGAATGCCGATCGAAACTTTGGACTTGCTCAGTCGCAGTTTGATTATCGGAAAGATGCCGATAATCAGGACCGGCAACGACAGAAAGAGCGAGATAAGGTGGGTGATGACCGGTGGCGATCCGAGTTCGAGCAAAGCAAAAGAAATGCTGATCGCTCTTTCGGTTTGCAGGCTGCAGGATTAGATCTGCGGCGCGAAGAGTTTGCGTACCAGCGAGCGGAGAAGGAGCGGCAGCGTCGAATGACCGAACAGATGCCGACCGTTCAGGCATTCTATGACCGTCTTAAAACCAACAATGGTCGATGGGATGAGGATGCATTGCGTCTGGCCGGGCAAATCTCAGATGACAATCCGTACAGCCCCACGCGATTCATTGGCCCGGACAAAATCCAGACTGTTAGAGACATGAATAAAATCATGCCCCAAGTGATGAACGGGCAAGTGGATTACAACGATCCGACCGTCGTCAGCGTTGCTGATAAGGTTCTGGCACCGTACATCAAACGTGGGCTCGGTGAGAAAGACCCCAGCACGGGGAAAACCATTAAGGACAAGGAACTGGCACACATTGGGATGACAGAAGATGGGAAGGGTCTCTTCCTCTCACTGAAAACGAAATATGACGACGGGTCGGTATCTTCAATGAAGCCGATGACCCGCTATGCTTCATCGGATCCGCAAGACAATGTTGTTGTCATTCCTCTCGACAAAGCTATGGAGCAGTTCAGAGGTTACGGGCAGATGGTCGGAGCGATGAATAGTGACCCGTCAACGGCCCAGTTTATGAACCGGTTAGTAAATGGCAGTTCCAAGCAAGACCGAGCGGAAGCAAAGGAATATCGCACCCAGGTCATTAATTCACAAAAAGAACGTGCGAAAGCACTGGCTAAAGACCCGGATAATGCATCAACGATCAATACTCAGTTTGACCGGTTGGATGACCAGATTGCTGATTCGTTTGGGCAAAAACCGAAAAACAGAACCGCTCCAGTTTTACAACAATGGGCGGGTAATGATCCTGGCAAAGCCGCATTTGCACAGAAAGCGTTATCTGCTGGTGCATTCTCTGGCGACGTTACTCCAGCACAGTTGGAGGCGAAATATGCAGAATATCAAAAAGGCGCTTCGGTAACATCTAATGCACAGAATAACCAACCAAAAAATAATGATAGCTATACAGCTCAATATTTGAGGGAAATGCAAAAGGTGAGTCAGCGTAAATAGGTTGTTGCGTTTTTTTCTTGTGTGGTAGGATAATTTTTTCAACTTCAAAGAGTGGTTAAATGAAAAAGATAGCTTGCTTATTTTTTGCTATATCTGTACTTGCCGGTTGTTCAAATCATGGACGGGGGGATAATCAGGCGTTGAGATTGAATGCGGCATACTCATCTGATTATTATCTTCCACAGAGTGTATCCACCCGTATTGCTGATTCGAGTATGTTAAGTGAAACACTCGTTCTTGCTGTTGATCCCAAAAGAATTGATGATATTAGAGGCACGTATCGTGCTTCACGACCTAAGATTACAGTTAATTATAATGTTTCGCCTGTCGATGAGAGCAAGTACCGTATTACATATAGCGGCACAATTAATTACCTGACGTCATTAGATATTCGCACCTATAATGGGAACATGACAATTGGTGGTGATGGTGTCAAGAATGTTAATATCCCAACCAGAACGACAGAGCTTCCATATGGAAAAAATGTTGAGTTCGCTTTGGATGATAATATTAAATTGAATCTCTCAGTCGAAAAAGAAACTAAATAATTCAGTTGTGAGGTGGGCGCGGCAGCGCCCACTCATGGTTATCGATAGCCCCCACCACCGGGGCGAGAGTCAGCCGAGCGCCCACCACAACGAGAACCGTCCGCAGCGGTATCGGAGTCATGCTGACAACGTCCTGAGCCCGCGATAGCCTGATAAGATGATCCCAGAGCCATCAATAAAAATAATATTGAAATTATTTTCTTCATAATAAACCCTTAATTACAAGACAGTATGTATACCATTAATGGTATAGCATGTTTAGATTGGATTTTAATCAAAAAAAGAAAGTTTTAATCCATTTTTTATCGATAATAAATCGCTGGATAGTAAAGAACCAAACACTCTAAATCTGCATATGCATGATGATTAAGTTTTAGTGTCGTTTCTCATAGTGATTCCCTGTTCGGGGATTGTGATATTTCCCACCTTTATGGGATGAACCGTGACCACCAGGATAGTGTCCGCCTTTAGCAAAAGATGCAGCAGGAGCAAACAAAGCCATTACAATAAGAGAGATGATAATTTTATTCATAATATTTTCCTTGTAAACACCATGAGCCCCCGCCAGTAATAATTCACGCAGGGTGATTTAGAATAACCTAAGCAAAAAAATGACGATATCCTGATAAAAACACACCCCTATATATAGGTTGATAATTATTAGTGTGCATTTAGAGGTTGAGGTCGTCACTAATATATTGCGATTGTGAATTATGAAATAGGGAGCGCCGCGCTATTGGGACTGCTGCAGGTTTCAGTCCTCGAAGAGGATCTTCAGAAAAACCACAGTGTTAACGCGCTTCCCATAAGTGCTAATACGCGCTAAATTCCCCAAAGATACCAAGCCTCGCCTAAAAAGCGGGGCTTTTTTTATGCCTGAATTCTGGAGTAACAATGGTTTACGATCCTCAGCAACTGCAGCAGCAGCGCCCCGAACAGCAGATATCGAACAATAACCGGCAGGGGCTGAATATTCAGCAACCCGGCGAGCTATCCGATTTCGATCGTCAATTCTTTTCCCCGGAAAACTGGAACAAAAAACCGGTCGAAGCCAGTGTGACGCTAGGCGATATTGGAAAAGCGGCGGTTGCTGCGCCACTCGATATGGTGGCTGCTGGTGGCGAATTGTTTCGGGCTGGCAACCAGATTCTGGATAACAAGCATGCTGAGCAGATGGCTGAAAACCCTATTGGCTTGGATGACCAAACAATGGAGGTTATGCGCCAGAATGCAGGTAACCCCTTATCCCGGGCGGGCAGTGCCATTATTCAGGGTGTTGGTAGTCTGGCTGGCGCTGCATCACAGAAAATCAAAGACTCATACAGTGACGGAGCAAAAAAAGCAGCATCTCTGGATTTCGTGAGTACCGAGCGGGATAAAGACGGCAACATTACCGGGTTACAAGCCGGGGAAGGGTTGTTTGATAAAGATGCATGGTTAATCAATGCTATACCCTCTATCTCGCAAATCATTGCGTCAGGTGCTATGTCCAAACTTGGGGCTGCTGCTGCCAAAGAAATGGCGGAGCGCGCAGCCTTTAATCGCTTAAGTAAGTCCATGCCCGAAGAGGCGGCCCGTCAGTTAGCAAAGGAAACTGCCGAGCAGGCAGCAGCTGTCGCAGGGAAAACCACTTTTGTTGGCACAATGGCAGGTTCCGCGCAGGGACAGGGGGGGATGGATATGCGTAGTGAGATCAATGCGCTCCCATTCAACGAGCTGATGAATAGCCCATCATTCCAAAAAGCGTTTGCTGACGTAGACGCTGATCCGAATAACGCCGCGCTGGATGATACGCAGAAATTGACCATGGCACGCGGCCAGTTGGCGGAGCAAGCGGCCGCATCAGTAACGTCCGATCCCCGCCTGATGGCGATCAATATTGCTGCATCCACTCTGGGTGACCATACCTTGTTGTCGTTGTTGACGAAAAAAGGGGCGGCTGGTGGTTTGGCTTCCGGCATTACGACAGGCATTGCTGCCGAGGGGGCAACTGAATTTGCTCAGGGCACAGGGCAGCGTTATGTCCAAAACCAACAGTTGATCGACACCGCTGGGCAGAAGATTGATCCGATGAAAGACGTGCTGGAAGTCGGCGCGAATAATGCTGTTGTTGGGGCTGGTATGGGTGGTGCGTTCGGTGCTGTTGGCGGCATGCACGGGCGGCGAGCCGGTGGGCAAAGTGAAAGTGTGGCAGAGCCAGCAGCACACTCCGACACAACACCAGGCAATGAGCCGCCGGCAGATAGCATTAATCAGCCCACTGAACCGGATGCGGTGAGCCCTCCAAGCCAGCCAACGGCAGAGAATGCCATAGGCATTCCGACCAGCCAGATCGATGAATTTCGTGATACACCCGCCTACCTGCGCCAAGATCCGCGCATTCAGGGTTTTGCTGAGGACAGCGATGTTCAGCGTGCGTTGGCAGAGCAGCAGCATGCACCAACGGCTGAAGAACTCATTAGCCAACAGATGGAGCGGGGTGATCAGGGGTATACGCCAGAAGAGCAGGCCATTCTGGAACAGGCTGAAAAAATCCGGGCGGCACGTACCCCCCGGCTACCGGCCCCAGGGCAAACGTCTGTTATTGCTATGCCTGGAGACCTTCACCCGCCGGTGAGTGATGAGGGGCAGTCGGGCAGCGGGCCGCAGTTCGATGCCGGGCGTCAGGTTCGCGGACAGTCTTTTATTCCTGCCGAACGCCCACAAGTGGGCAATGAGGTGGGGCGAGCTAGCCAAATCTATGACAGCGAGACGGTGCCGACTCACGTCATTGAGGATAAAGGCATCATTTTTTCTGGTTCACCGACAATTGATGAGGGGCAGACAGCGCAGCCGCCACAGTTTACCGCTGGTGAAACACGCACTCAGCGCAAGACACGAGAGTTTGCTGAGGCGATGGGTGGCAATAATCAAACCGCGTTGCCCGATCAGCGCCACCGTGTTGCTGGCGTTCCTGTCGATGCGACAACAGAAGCCTATGCGCGCGGTGAGCCCATTGGTGCGCTGAAGTTCTATACGAAGGATCGCCCCTTTCCGAGTGAGCATCTGGCCCGTCACTCAAAGTGGGGGAAAACGCCAGGTGCCACGGTTGAAGAGGTAGACGGCGGTTATGCGGTGCGGCTCCCGGCTCCTGAAGGTGGGCAACAGGAAAAGATTACCGATTTTGGCGAGGAGCTACACGGTGCGGCCAAACACCGCTGGGGGCAATTTTCAAAGGCAATGGAGGCGGAAAGTAGTCAAACTGAAGTAGAGTCCCAGCCTTTATCTAAAACCTTCCCTCACCCTGAATACACTAAGATGGCTGAGTCAGGCGTGAGCAATGACATTCTGGCTTCACTAGCGGTACTGCGCGCACATATCCCAAATAAACCTGTCCAATCTGCGCGTGCGGCAGCCTGGGCGGAAAATGTTATCGGCATGAAGTCACTGGCTAATGATTTGTTGTCAGGAAAGATTTCACTGGATGATTTCAAGAAGAACATGCGCATCCGTTCTAACCTCGCCCGGCTGGCTGATACGATAGACCTGATCTCGCAATTCCCGCCGGAGCAGATGAAGGATGCGGCCAAATATCGCGTACATGCAGGTCATTACACCGTATTTGATGGGAAAGAATTTCCCAATGGCAAAACAATCTACAGTTTGCGCCAGATAGATGGAAAGAACATTCAGGGAGTCAGCGCCGATACGCTGGAAGCGTTGTTGCCTAAAGCGAAATCCTATATTGAACAGCAGATTGGCGTTGCAAAGGATAGCGGCGGTAAGCAGTCGAAGATTGAAATCTTCCGACGTCGGGCTGATGGACAGGTGTTTCTGGGGTACAAAGGCAGCTCGCAGGTGTTACCGCTAAAAGCTGGGTTTAAAGACAGCGCAGAGGCGCGGGACTACTTGAAAAATAACCGTGCTGAGCTGGAAGTAAAGTTGGAGAAGCTGCGCAAAATTTCCCGCGAAGAGCAGCGCGGCGCGGAGAATCAGAAACGCAGTGGCCCGACACGCCGCACGGGGGATGTCACGCCGGATCAGTTCGGTGAAACCTTCGGTTTCCGCGGTGTCCAGTTTGGTAATTATGTGGAAGATGCGCGACGTCAGGCGGATTTAAACGATGCATACGATGCGTTAACCGATATGGCTGATGTGCTCGGCGTACCCGCGAAAGCGCTGTCATTGAATGGTGAGCTGGGGCTGGCGTTCGGTGCGCGCGGTCGCGGTGGCCACAACAGCGCCAAGGCGCATTATGAGCCGGGGCAGGTGGTGATCAATCTCACCAAAGGTAAAGGTGCGGGTTCGCTGGCGCACGAATGGTTTCACGCACTGGATAACTACTTTGGTCAGGCGGATCGGCATGGCTACGAGAACAAAGGACGTGGCGACAGCTTTATGACGTCATCCCGGAGGCGTAGCCACGAGATCAAAGATGGCAAGTGGGTACCAGCAACCTACCCGGTTCGGCAGGAAGTATTCAGTGCATTCAAGGATGTTATGCAGGCTATTAACAGCAGTGGCATGGTTGAGCGTGCCCAGAAGCTCGACAGTACCCGTAGCAAGCCCTACTGGTCTACGGTGGTCGAGCTTGCCGCACGTTCCTTCGAACGTTATGTGCTGGATAAAGCCCAGACACAAGGTATCAGCAATGACTATCTGGTAAATATCCGCAAAGCGAATGAGCATGCCGATCCGCAAACCTATGCATACCCGACCGAGGCTGAACTATCCGGCGGGGTTCGGGAGGCATTTGACACGCTATTTCGAACGCTCAAGACGAAACCGACGGAGAAGGGAATCGCCTTCTACGCACGTGACAACGCCTCCAAAAATGGGGGCGTTGCTGTTTCTGGGGCGGATATTGGCGGTGGCAACATTATTCACGATGGTAGTTTCAGTAAGGACGGCAGCAAACCGGCAACGGGCATGCTGCGTGACCGGGTACAACTGGCATCTGACTTGTTTGTCTCCCACCTCAATGGTGCAGCCAAGATTAAGGTGAAGGCCGTACAAACACAGGCAGAAGCAGCGGCAATGATGCCGAATGGTATCCCGCCGGAATTTGGCACTGTCCACGCTATCTATCAGCCAGAGCTGAGCCGGGTGATCGTCATCGCCGACAACATTGCTGGCCCCCGCGAACTGCGTGCCAAGCTGCGCCATGAAATCATTGCCCATCATGGTCTGGCATCGGTGATCGGTGATGTGGAATATGACCGCATTATGCGGGTGCTCCATCAGACTCGGGACAGCAAGAACAAAACGATTCAAGAGGTATGGCACCAGGTGGAACGTTCCTACAGCAATGAATCGCTGGAGGAGCAGGCCAATGAATTTCTGGCGCATATGGCGGAGAGGACGGATCTCACCGGCTTGGGGGGCGTCTGGGATCGCTTCGTTACGCTGCTGACCACCGCACTCCGTAAGGTGGGGATGATTGGTCAGGCTGACATCACACCGGCGGAAATCCGCAATATCCTGCGCACCATCACTGGCCGCTTTAAGAAAACGGCGATGTATGCCAATGAGAAGCCCGGCACGCGCGAGTTTGAGGATACGTTTTCACGCACTGATGCGCTGTATTCGAAAGCAGACGACACCGATCCGCTGCGACCACTGCTGGAAGAGGCAGAACAGTACCGAACTGAACTGGGTAATGCCATGCGGTCGATGCGGTCTGGTGACATGTCCATCAGGATAGGCAGAACTCCCCCTGTGTTACGTGCTTTGGGCGCACCGAATCTGAATATGGTGATCTCGCGTGACACAGTGCGTAAAGCAACTAACGGTGTGAAGCACGATGTTCCTATGGCGGTGATTGAACGATTGCCGGAACTGATGCATGACCCGCTGGCAGTGTACCGTTCGTCCACTCAAGCTGATGCCGTGGTGGCGCTACTGGAGGCGCAGGATGCTAACGGTAATCCGGTAGTTTCCGCAGTCCATATGAACGCTAAGAAACAGAACTTAGTCATCAATCGAATAGCGTCGGTGTATGGCACCGTTGGGGGAATGGCAAAGGTTCAAGGGATGGAAGATGCGGGGTTGGCACTTTATCGACGGGCAAAAGAAAACCCTGATAACCCTCATTCACAGGGGCTCCAATTGCCCAAGGAGGAGCGTTCTTATCAGGGTTCGGATTCTGCCAGTCGCCGATACTCTCAGGGGCTTCAATTGCCCAAGGAGGGCGACCCCGCAGAATCAGATCAAAATATACTCTCATCCGCCGATATCCGCAAGAACAAGGCCCTGTACTCACGCACCGGTACCCCGGCAATGGATGCTGAAACAAGCCGAAAAATGGGCTTTAACGTCGAAAAAGGCTGGTTCGATAAGTCGCGTGACTTCTGGCAGATGGCGACCGATAAGGATAAGGCGGCACTGAAACAGTGGTGGCGCGAAACGTTCCGTAAACTGAACACCCGTACCTTTGATGGGCTGGCGCCGCTGAAGTACGCCGAAGACGCGGCGGGGAGTTTCGACGCCAGTGCGTCCGGTTATACCGCCGCTCGCATGGCGGCCGGTGCCGGGGCGGTCTCCGGCGTGGTGTGGGAACACGGCTTGGTACGGTACAACAAAAAAGAGGGTGTTACTGAGCGTATCGCCGGAACTAGCAAGGCCGATTCATTGATGGGGATTTTCGACGCATTGGGCAACCAGCGCGAAAATTTCCTCAAGTGGATCGCCGGTCACCGCTCTGAACGACTGATGGCGGAAGGGCGCGAAAACAACTTCACGGCGGACGAAATCGCATATATGAAAACCCTAAACCGGGGCAACGAAACACTGTTTGCCGATCAGAAGCGTAAGTATGACGCCTTTATCAAGTCGATTCTGGATCTGCAACAGGACATGGGCCTGATTGATCCTGAAAGCCGGGCAACGTGGGAGGACGCCTGGTATCTGCCGTATTTCCGTGAAGCGGAGAACGGCGAGACGCACGGCCCTTGGACCACACGTGGCGTAGCCAACCAGAACAGCACCGTCCGCAAGTTAAAAGGCAGCGAATTAACGATCAAAGACCCGATTGAAAACCTGTTCAACTACGTGGCGAAGTCGGTCGATGCCTCAATGAAAAATGAGGCAATGCGCCGGTCAGTGGTGAATCTGGCGGATACCGGCGTGGTGGAGGTGATCGAGAGTCCGAACAAAATGGATTACGGACGTATCGGGAAAGATGTAGTGAAAGTGTACGTCGATGGACAGGAGCAACTGGTGCAGGTCAATGACCCTGATCTTTATCGTGCCTTTACCATGATTGATATGGAGCGCAGCAACTCGGTTTTCATGAAAGCGGCGCGCCAGGCTAAACGGGTATTGACCATCGGCACGACGGCGATGCCGGACTTTATCCTACGAAACTTTATGCGCGACTCCCTCCATTCCTGGGCCATCAACAAAGACGGTTTCCGTGCGGGCGTTTCCTCTTGGCGGGGGCTGCGCAAAGCGCTGGCGGTGGATGATACGCTGGTGGATATGATGGCGGCGGGTGCTACGTTTGGCGGCGGTTACCTTAACGTTTACGATCCGGCAGGGTCGGCAGCAAACATCCGCAAAGTGCTGCGGCGCAAGGGGTACAGCGACAGCCAGATGCGTGAGTTTGAATCGACGCTGGTGCGCAGCAGTAAGGATGTGCTTGAGAAACTGGAAACCGGTTGGGAGAAATACCGGCATATCAGCGAAGGAGCTGAAAACGCCAACCGCGTGGCCACTTATGATGCGGCGCTGAAATCCGGCAAGAGCAAAGCGCAGGCTGCTTTTGAAGCGCGCGATTTGATGGACTTCAGCATGATGGGGTCGAGCAGACTGATCATCGGTCTGACCGATGTGGTGCCGTTTCTCAATGCGCGCTTGCAGGGGATCAGCAAACTGGGTAGGGCGATAAACGAAAATCCTCGTGAGGTGCTGAAACGCGGAGGCTACATTGCGGGCCTGTCGCTGGCGTTGCTGGCGCTTAATTGGGATGACAAGCGCTATGAAGAATTGCCGGATTGGGACAAAGACGCATACTGGCATTTCTGGGCCGGAGATCAGCACATCCGTTTCCCCAAGCCGTTCGAGATCGGCCTGATGTTCGGCACGCTGCCTGAGCGCTTTGTGCGAATGCTTGGCGGTGAAGACTCACCGGGTAAATTCGGCAAAGTGATAGCGCGTAACTTCATGGAGACTATGGCATTTAACCCCATACCGCAGGTGGTGAAGCCAATTGCGGAAGCCTACGTCAATTATGACTTCTTCCGTGGCGGACCGATCGAAAACATGGCTGACAGCAACCTGGTTGCCGAAGCGCGCTACAACGATCAAACCAGCTTACTGATGCGTGAGGTCGGCGCCGCGACCGGGCTATCCCCGAAAATGCTTGACCACGTCGTGCAGGGTTACACCGGCACGCTGGGGGCGTATGTATTGGGCGCTACCAACATCCTGGCGCGGCAGTTCAGTGATGCTGGTGAAACGCCTGCTTTGCGGTTGGATGAATTGCCCGTGATCAAGTCTTTCCTGCGCGGTGCCGACCCTGCTAAGTCCACGCAGTTTGCTGACGATTTCTACAAAATGATGAGCCAGGCCAACCAGATTAACCGCACAATTAATGCGTACCGGGAGCAAGGGCGTAAGGATGATGCCAGTACGCTGAAGGAAGAGAATGCAGGGCTGTTATCAAAGCGGAAAATGCTGACCGATACCCAGCAGGCGATCCGTAAACTTAATGACCGAATCGAAATGGTGCGCATTGACCGCACGTTAAATGCGGAAGAAAAGCGAGAACGTATCGATCGCATGATGGCACAGCGAAATAAGCTGTATCAGCAGGCCGTGGAAAGAGTGAATCCTTATTTTGATCGATGAGTAAGGGGGGAATGTGGCAGTTTTTATAATCAGGGATGCGGCTGGTAATGTTGTACTTGATCTGTCCAATAGCATTACAAAAACACTGGGTTATTTTACTGTTGAACCCAGAACATCTCAGACTATCACCGTTCCTGATGTTTATGGTGGTCGCCTTTGGGTGTCTGCATCCGCAGAGCAAATTAAATTTGATATCGGAGTCTGGAGCACTCCTCCATCCGCGATAATTAACGGGAATACCATTACCGTATCGACAACAAGGGATGTTCGTTGCTTCTGTGTTTACGGGATTTATTAATATGGCATTTGTTCGGGTTGTAAACGATAGCGGTGTAACGCTGATCGATTCTGAGGTATTTAACTTATATTTATCTCAGAAGGGCGTGTTGACCATGAATTGGGATGTAAATATTGGTGATTGCATGGTAATAACTTACAATGCAAAATCTAGTCTCCCACCATTGTTAGCAATATCCTGCTCAAGTCATCATGCCTCACTGCTGTCGGTTAAGAAAGATGGGAATACATATACCTATACCATTATTTATGTTGATTCATCATCTGTTAATTCAGCGGTGATTGGTAACTATTATATTTTTGATGCTGGGACATTAACGAGGTCTGGTACAGGCGGGCTAATAATCAGAAATAAGGATGGTTATGTTACGTTTGATAGTGATAATCAGTACTTGCGAGTACATTCAGTGGAGAATTATGCACCATCAGGTTGGGATGAGTTATCTGGGCCAGTGGGGGGCGATTCTGTCAGAGGGTTGCCGGTAGGTAGGCGGTTTGCAGCCGTCACGAACAAAGTGGGATATGTTTACACTGAACGAGTCAATGGTGGGGAGGTCATGTCAACATGGTACTATGATGGGGTAAGGATAGCGAGTATAGGGGGGAATGTATCACGACACATGGAACTCTATCAGCAGTCACTGTATGAAAGTGGCGGAGCAAATCAAACGAGAAATAGCTCCGACTCTCAGTATATGATTGTGGATGTTACAGGATACTGATAAAACATTTATTACTGCGGAAATCTATTCTCACAGTCTGATAAATTTTTGAATTTACTTCCTTCAACCCACGTATATTTAAAAGCATCACCGACCAGATACTCTGGTTGTTTTAATCCCGCCCTTTTTTCATATATTGGTTGGTCGTATACATGCCTGCCTATTTCTATTTTCCCCCAGCAGGTGGGTGGTTTAGTCGGGGTGCATGCTGAGGTTAATAAAAGAAAAGGAATAAGGTGAAATAGTTTGTTCATATTGATTACCATGTAAATTATTATGTCCCTAATGCAGCTCAGTACGAGCAGCTACAGTAGTCTATCTTATTGCGATCCTGAAGCACATGATTAGTGTCACAATCAAAAATAATCCGATAATGCCTAAAACGATGCTTCCGTCGCTGTTCAAACTCATTCGGCACTTTTTGGCTATGATCAGAGCAGTCGCACAAAATGGAATAGCAAGTGCGGGGTGGATGGTTACCATGATGGCGGTCAGGATGAGACAAAAAATAAAGGTAGTGGATGACATGTTTCTCCTTTTCATCTTGTTATCGGTGATATTACTTGGGGGGTAGTATTGGGGAAAATAGTAGTAGCCCAGAGCAGTTATAACGTGGAGTTATTCTCATACAGGAAAGTCAGTGGGCGGAATAAAATGAAAGGTCTGCATTTGACAGACCTTATCTGAGAGTCAATTACTGTCCGGTGATTTCGTCCAATGCGTCTTCAAGTGTTGGCAATAGATCGGTGTGTAGAGGGACCGCAATTCCAGGGTAAACTTTCACGGCTAGCCAGCCCCCAACGTCTTCAAAAACCGCATAAGCCCCATGCGGACATTCGGTTAGCATTTCGTTATTTTCGAGTACACAAATCATATTTCCATGATGGTCGATAGTTCTCATTTTTTATTACATCCTTGTTATTTAAAAGTCTATTCTGCGGCAGATAATGGTGATTATCTAGCTAATTGCAATTTACACCGGGTACGGGTTTTCGGACAAATTTCGGACATTTTCGGACATTGAAAAATAAATCAATACATATCAATGAGTTAAAAAAAGACCGAACACGATTCCTGTGCCCGGTCTAGGGAAATGGCTCTTGGGAGAGAGCCGTGCGCTAAAAGTTGGCATTTGTTGCAAGTTGCATCACAACCTGCTCTTTAAGCGTAGACGACCCCTCTCTGTTTTCCAGTTTGGCACGCGCTTTGGCGGTCAATTCCGAAACAATCTGTACACTTTGTGACAACCAACGCAAACCTGCATATTGACGAGCCACTCGCTTTTCTGTCGTGCTATATGTGCTACTGGCACAGGCGTTGTGCCCGGTCAATAAAGGGCTGCAGACTCATTTTTTGCCCTGGGTTTCTCGGGTCATCCAGAAGGATGGTTTCCAACGGGCTGGCGTTTACTTTACCGGTGCTGACTTGTTCACGAGCGATGTCGTTAAGCGGGTACTGTACCAGCGTGCTGGGGTTAATCACGTACATCGCGTGATTAGCCCGGCAGATCAACTGAACCTCTTCGCGGTTAAATGCCCAATTCGCGCCATATTCCAGCTTACTTAAATTTGCCAATTGCGGTGCGGCTAATGCCTGCGCCGACAGAACCGAGACAATTAGTGACAGCACTACTTTTTTCATCGTGATATTCCATGTAAAGCGCACCCTGACCGGAGGTCAAATCAGGCATACTGTCGGGTGCTGGATTCGCTATGGTTAAGGCGTGAGATAAACCAGTATGACTGAAACCGCGATCATAGCGGCCCGCTTTAATGAAGTCGAGCTAACGGCGTAGCGAGTGCAACTGATGCGAAGGTAAGCGCCAGGTTGCTCAAGATTAAGGATAAAATGTGGAGACCGGGTAGCGGTTAAGGTGCCGTTGAAGTCAATCCTGAGATGTTGCAATGGGAAATGACTATCAACGGGATTATACATAATGAAAAAAATCATTGCCGCGGCTGCGCTATCAGTCGTGTTGGTTGGCTGTGCGAATCAGTCAGCCTCTATGCGGATGGCCGCTGAAACGGCAGATTATGGAACATTACCGGCGGATTATAAAAAACAGATTTACAGCTATTGCAGCTTTGCGCTGAAAGACCCGTATAGCGCACATTATTCGTTTATGACGCCATACAAAGGTTATTTGGAAAAGGACTCATTCACGTCAAAGAATAAAGTCACATTTGGCTGGGTGGTCCCGGTGGTGATCAATGCGAAGAACGGGTTCGGCGCCTATATGGGAAAACACAAGATGCTGTTTGTATTCTCTGAGGGAAAAATTAAAGACTCATCATTCAATAAATCGTTCGGCAAGGTGGTACCGGTTATTTAAGTTTTTGCTGGGTTGATGAAATATCGGGCCGTATAGCAGAAAAGGGCGAGGGGAAACAGCCAGCGTGTTACACGCTGGCTGATGTTGGTCTGGTTAATTATTGACGGTTTGTTTGTGAAAGATTTCGCGAAAGACGGGGTAAATATCGTCCTGATCGCGAATATGCTGCATGGCGAAGTTATCAAAACTTTCCCGCAGCACTTCATATTCCCGCCACAGTGTCTGGTGAGAGCGGCGGGTGATCTCTATATAGCTGTAGTAACGCACCACCGGCAGCAGGCGGGTGGCCAGTAATTCACGACAGAGCGGCGAATCGTCCGCCCAGTTATCACCATCGGAAGCCTGCGCGGCATAAATATTCCACTGCGCGGGGTTATAACGTTCTTTGACGACATCCTCCATTAATTTCAGGGCGCTGGAGACAATCGTGCCACCGGTTTCCTGAGAGTAGAAGAATTCCTGCTCATCCACTTCCTTGGCCTGTGTATGGTGGCGGATGTACACCACCTCCACATTTTTGTAGGTTCGACTCAGGAACAGATACAACAGAATGTAAAAACGTTTGGCGATGTCCTTGGTGGCCTGGTCCATAGAACCAGAGACATCCATCAGACAGAACATTACCGCCTGGCTCGACGGTTCCGGCCGACGTTCGTAATTCTTGTAACGCAGGTCGAAGGTGTCGATAAACGGCACACTGGCGATACGCTGGCGCAACTCGGCAATTTCCTGACGCAGCCGCTCCTCCTCCAGCAGCTGAGCCGGTTCCGTGTTTTCCAGCAATGCCAGGTCTTCCTCTCGCTGGTGAAGCTCACGCCGTTTACCGGCGGTCATCGCCATGCGGCGGGCCAGCGAGTTTTGCAGTGAGCGCACGACGCTGATATTGGCGGGGACTCCATTGGCTGTGTACCCCGCACGGTGGGTTTTGTACTCGTTCAGTTGCCGATGCTCGGTTTTTTTCAGGTTCGGCAGCGCCAGATCTTCGAACAGCAGGTCAAGATATTCATCTTTTGATATCTGGAACACGAAATCATCCTGACCTTCACCGTCTTGCCCGGCATCCCCCTGACCTGAGCCACTACCGCCGCCGCCACCCTGAGGGCGTTCGATCTTGTCGTTCTCGACAAAGTGATCGTTACCGGGATGAACCCGGTGACGAACCCCGCCACGCCCCTGATGGAACATTGGTTCACTGATATCCGCGTTGGGGATCGAGATAGACTCCCCATTTTCCACGTCGGTGACCGAACGCTTGTTGATGGCCCCGGCAATCGACTGCTTTATTTGCGACTTGTAACGGCGCAAAAAACGCTGGCGGTTAACCGCGCTTTTGTTCTTGCCGTTCAAGCGCCGATCAATGAAATAGGCCAT